GACTTGTCCAGTGTGCGAATGTGTTGGCAGTTGTCACAATTCTCGACTTTGTATTCTGCAACAACCTTGCCATCGATAAGTGTTCGGCCAATCATTTCGTCAATGTTGATGATCTCAGTGACTGCGCTCATTTGATAGCCATCACAATCATTAAGATTCCGAGAATGCATTCTGTAATCACAAGGATTTTAATCAATCGATTCTTTGTCATACTTGTGGCCGCCATTGTCCGTCAGATCCAAGAACGTTCCACACTGGCGAACACTGCTTGGCTTTGACCTTTTCGACGCAGAAATATCCGCCCCAAGATTTCGGAGCATCTTTCTTTGATTCACGCCAAATCATGTGGCCATGAGAACACAATGGAGCAGCAGCTACTTGAACGCCACCTAGTGTCTCTTTGATAGTGTCAATGGCCACGCCTAGCGTTGGAATGCCGGCCTCTTCTGCCTCTTCACGTGTCTTAAATGATGGCACGTCTCCGTGCTTTGTGTTCCAATAGTCATAATCCTTCGCGCTATCTTGAACAATCTTTGGATCGATTCGCTCGACCTGTTGCATATTCTGAATCGTTGGTCTTTTGTCAGTGCCTAAGACTAGTCCGGCGCAACGGCCAATCGCGGAGGTACAGGTATCCTCAATAAACCATTTTTTCATCTGGACGTTGTATGTGTTCACGTTGCCAAAGGCGTAATCAATACCAGCCGGCTCTTGATCTTCGTAATTGCGATATATCCGGCACTCTACTAAGACATAGCCCTTTTCGAGATTGACGTCCATGATTGATGTGTGGATCTTGCCGTTTGGATAGGTAGCCCAAAATCGCTGGATTCGTGCAGCTACATCTTCGTAGTTATCCAAGAAACTCATTTTGCCACCGCCTGAGATGATGCGTGACGGCCAACGGCCTTGCCTCGCTGGTAGCCGTCTTTGTGGCCTTCTTTGTAGCCCATTGTGTAGCTCACAATCGCCCAGAGAATACAGGCGAGCGCCATGAGAAAGAATAAACCGATTTCACTTGTTGTCATTTTTGCTCCCGTGGGAGCCTTGTCGAATGCTCCCAGATACAGAGTGACATCAATGTCCGACATTTTCAAGATTGACATCGGCGTGTCTATTTCTTGAGAGCAATCTCCAGCATGAGTTGATCTAGACGTTGCTCAATTCGAGACACTTGATCCTTGAGACTGTTGCCACCATTGGGACTCAATTCGCGCATGATCGACTTCACCATGAATCGCATTGACGAATAGATGGCAGTGAGCACCGCAAGGACAAGCCCACCCACCGCCGTCCATTCGCCGACACTCACTTCGTCTTACCGAATTGTGCGTCGTTAGGATTTAACCAGCGAAGAATCACTGGCAGAATTGAAGCAATACCTGCCCCGGCAATTGCTTTTGGATCTGTTACACCGGCCAAATAAACGGCGATGCAGCTGCTCAAGAAGCTTCGTCCCCACGAAGCCGCCATAGCTTTGAGATCTTTCATTTCTTTTTCTCCTTTGGCTTTACCTTTTGGATTGGCTCAACCACTGGATATTCTCCTGCATAGGTTGTCAAGCGAGCGCGAGCGAAACCAACAATCTCCTTGCCAATGTAGCGTTGCTTGAGCATCACCATTCCGCCGTTGCGCTGATCTCCATCGCCGGACGTGTTGCCTTCAATGCAGAGCACACTGGTCGCACCTACCTTGACCACAATTCCGATGTGACTGATGCGATCCACGCCATCGTGTGGAAAGTCCATAAAGCAGAGATCGCCAAGCTGCGGCTTATCGTCAATCCAACGCCCAAGCTCTTTCATCTTATGAGCACCAGCAGCCGTTGAAACCATTGATGGAATCTTGACTTTTGCCTGGTCGAAACACCAATTGACGAAAGATCCACACCACGGCAATCCGTCGGCCTTTGTGAATTTGCCGTACTTGGTCAGATTTTCGCCAGTCTCGACTGTGCCGACTTCAGCTAGTGCGACTTCGATGATCCGTGCAGCAGTGCCTTCCGGATACATTAAAGTCCGAGTGCCTTCAAATCATCAGCAGTTAAACCAAGTGCTTCAAGTTTGGCCTGTGCTCCTGCTTTTTTGGCTGCTGCGTTTGCTTCGGCAGCTTCAATTGCTTCGCGTTCTGCCACATCTTTTGCGAGTTGGGCTAACTCTGCCGCGTTCATATCGCGTAAAGTTTCTTCGCCTGTTTCTGCATCTACTATTTTAATCTGTGGTGTTGTCATTAGTTCACTCCATAAATCTTGACTGTTCCAGCGGTAAAGTTACCGCCAGAGTCATTGTTTAACTCAAAGCTTGAAATGGCAGCCGTCACATTTGTAGCACCTAAGGCTGATACTCCCAAAGGCTCAACCTGTGAAGTCATCTTTGCAATACCGACAAGATGAAATGGCTTGCGTGCGGCCGTGTCTGTGTAATTGTAAATTGTTAAAGCATAATCATTAACCGCGCTACTTGCTGAGTGTCCCGCATTGCCTGGACTAATATAATCAGGATTACTGGAGGCTACTGTCGCACCTGCAATGTTTGAATAGTTGTTTGCATTTGACGCACCTGGTCTTAATTTCAATGTATAAGCACCCGTAGTTACTGTCAGACCAGTAATCAAAATATAAAGATTTGTGTAACTCTGCGAAATGCTTGAAATTGTAATTGTCGCTGCACCGCTCAAAGTGGTTGTGCTGAGTAAAGTTAAACTGCCACTTGCTGCTGGTGCAGCCCAAGTTGGCACACCGCCCGAAACTGTTAAAATGTTTCCCGTTGAACCAATTGCCCTTCGTGTATATGTTCCCGAACCCGTGCCATAAATTAAGTCACCAGCGGTTGTGATTGTTGTTGCCATGTCATTTGTAATTGTGACCGCGCCTGATGTGCCGCCGCCTGTAATACCTGTGCCAGCAGTGACGGCAGTTATGTCACCCACATCATTTGTAATCCAGGTGAAATCCATGTCGGTTGCACTTGTCTTAGACAAGATTTGACCAGTTGTGCCGCCTTTGAGTTCGGCCAAAGTTGTATCAACGCCCTGGCCGAACACATTGAAATCGGCTGGAAGGTCAGTTACCAAGTCGGTCGATGTCGGCATGACCCAGCCGAAGTTTGTTGTTGGATTAGCCATTCATTTTTCCTTTCATCATGAGACGATTGTAGCGTTTGCCCAATCTAAAGTCGGCGACACGGTTGTCCACGTTTCGACTATTGGCACATCAGCCCACTGCATCGCTTGAAGCGAATAAGCCAGTGGCGACATTAGCAGGGTGATATCGAGTTGATTGTAAGAGGCGCGGAAAGTCCAGCCCTCGACAAAGCCTTGAAAGACTCCGGCAGACATATTTGAAGGCAAGTCATTAAGAGCTATTGGCTGACCCATAAAGACATTGATAAGGGCGTCACGATCTGCATTGTCTAACTCTGGATTGGTCAATGCGTAGGTGATGGAATCAAATATCGGCTGAGGATAAGCTCTGAGTGATAAATAAAAAGCCGCTTGAGATTCTGCGTCTGCTTGATGTTTGATGGTAGTTGTAATAATTTGAGCAAGGTCGCCATAGATTCCGATTGATGCCTGATCTGTGTCGCTGACCTGACTGGCCGAGAGTGTGCCGTAATTGATTGTGATGTCGTTTCTGACATCTCCTGCGCGTGTCTTAATCGTAATACCACGGCCTAGAGCTTGATTGGCAGTCAGATCCGTGTATCCGTAAGTCGCAAGGTAGGTCGTGCGATGCGTACTGTCACCATAGGATATTAGGCCACTGGCGTCCTCGTATAGATAACCGAGTCCAGAAGTGGCAAGAGCTGAAACTAAGTCATAAACGACTGTGCGATTAGAAGCGCGTTGCGCCAGCTCGTAGTTGCCTGGTGTGTCAATCTCTCCGTAGCCCGTATTCTGTGCGTTCGCCCAAGTCTCGGTCGGATTATAAGTCGCCCAAGTGAGAGCTGCCGGAACCTGTTGCCACGTGTTAAAGAGCACCTGACCCAAGATGGTAGCAATCTGATTGCCATCAAAGTCTTGGGTCAAGACGCCATCAGTAAGTGCCTTCTGGAGCCTTGCAAGGGCTCCTAGAGCCGTGATGGTGACTTCTTGAGTATATGCGCTAGAGCCGACCTGCGAGACGCTTACGGCTATGTCCACCACGGATCCGCCAAAGATTGGCACATAGGCCGCCGCCGTGTCCTGCACTTCAATTGAGATGGTGTCGTTAATTTCGTAAGGTAATGCAGCTTGACCAAAGATGATAAGAGTGACCGAGCAATAACCGGCTTGAGCTTGTGCGTAGATATTTGTGCGCCCTGATGTAATGCTCAGATTGGCAAGAACCGAATCGGTGATGTCAGTGCCATCAATTTTGACGCGCCAGACTGGAGCCCATTGTGTCATTAGATTGCCTGGAGTGCGCCGGCTCCGCCAGTGCCACGGAAGAATGAATCATTGAGAACATTGACGATTGTGCGAGCAGTACCTTCGGCATCGATTGCGCCATTGACTGTTAGATTGATTCGTGCGGCGTTTTGAGAATCAGTGAAGCCACCACCACCAGCAGCAGCTAAACGAGCTGCATTCTGTGAATCGGTAAATCCGCCACCGCCCACAAGTGTGGCTCCCGATACAGCTGATGAGACTCCGCTTCCTGTTGTCGTAGATCCTGTCCCAGCCGATGCCGAAACTGTTGGCACTGTAATCGTTGGCACAGTCACTGTTGCAGAAGGACTTTTTGGAATGCTCACGCTTGGAACGCTAATTGATGGAGCTGAAATCTGAGAGACATTAGGCAAGAATGGAATTGAGTTGTAAACACGAATAAGAGCATTGATTCCAGCGACTGCTCCAGAAATCAATGCATTTAATCCAGAAATGACCGCGCCGATGACGTTGATGATTCCGCCGGCAATCTCGCCGACAACCTTGAAAGCTCCGCCCAAGACTGTGACAAGAACCGGCACGACATACTTTTGAATGAATTCAATGAATGTCAAGAATGTGTCTTTGTTCTTTTCAATTGCGTCAGTGATTGGCTTGAAGAAGTCAGCGAATGAACCAAGCGCCGGAACGACTTTATTGACAATAAATTCAACAAGCTGCTGAATGATTGGCAGCAGTTTATATCCGATAGTTTCTTTTGCTTCATCGAATGTGACTTTTAAGCGATCTAATCGGCCGGCATAAGTCTCAGCATTAGCCGCAGCTGCGCCACCGAATAAATCCGTAAGTTTCTTTTGAACGTCAGTGAATGACATTGTTTTCAATTCGGCAGAAGATAATCCAATGCCTAGTTTTCCAAGAGCTGCCGTGTTGCCATCGTAGGCTTTACCAATTGCATTAGCTACAGCTTCAAGTGGCTTGCCGGTTGATGTAGAAACATCGAGAGCGACGGAAAGAAGATCTTGCGCCTTGCTTAAATCATTTGTGGAGAGCGCGATGCGCTGCAACGCCGGACGAAGCTTTGAATCACTGACGCCTGTCGCCAAAGACATTTTGAGAATCTGATCTTCTGTTGCTGCAATCTGTGCCTGTGTCGCACCTGTTGCAGACTTGAGAGCGTTGGCTAATTTGACCTGCGCTGCTTCATCTTCAATCGCCGCCTTGACGCCATCGACGCCAATCTTGACCGCATAAGCAGCAGCAGCAGCTCCAGCAGCCGCGAATGCCAATCCTGCCTTCTTGCTAAACTCGCCCATCTTTGATGATGAATCATCGACGTCTCCATTGGCTTGCGCCAGTGATTTCTTAAGCTGATCTACATCAGCAAGAATCGAGAGCTTGAGTGTGCGCGATTGTCCGGCCATTTACCACTCCTTCAAGATTCTGTCGAAAGCATTTTCCCACTTGTCAATGATCTCCGGCTGTATTGCGCGAAGTGTCGGATAAATAAACCAGCCAGTTGAACCGCGTCCCGTAGAGCCTGACCAGATAGGAAATTGCTTGAATTTATTGGATCCAAATTCTGTTCCGCCCCAGAGATCTTTTGTTGTTGCTCCGCCAGAGAATTTCTGACTTACAAAGCCGAAAGAGAGCTCGCCAATCTTGGAAGATTTAGACACACGGGAGCCACTGGCAATTCGGTCGGCGGCCTTGCCTCTGGTAACGGCTTTCTGCTGGATCTTGCCTTGAGCGAACTCTGCAAGAGCTGACGATTCTCTTTTAGCTGCATCAGTGGCTTCTGTATCCATCGCCTTGAATGCGGCAGTGATGCGACGAAGATCTGCCTTATCATAGGCAATTTCAACGTTGTCGCTCACTTTGTTTCTCCAGTATCTCGAAAGCCGTATAGATCTGCTCCGCCGTCGTCCATTCGCTCATCGGAATGCCTGTGGCTATTGCTAACTCCACCAGGATCCGATTTACGCTTCCGGCGGCGTAACTTTTGGGAGAACGTCACCGACTGTCACATCGGCCACTGTTTCACACCAGACTTCATAGCCTTTAATTGGCTTGCCACCGGCTTCACGTTTCATGGCATTCCACGCAAGGAAGAGAAGATCAGAGATTCCAATCTTCTCCTGCGCTTGCGAGATTGTGCTGCCTGTCTTTTGTTCCCACTTAGCCCACTCTGGCGGCTGAGCCGTGTATGTGCCAAATTCGCCGGACGTGTATTCGATGGTGATTGGTAGTCTCATTTGGTGCTCCCGTTTCTATTGGTTGGATCAGGTGATTGTGAGAACTGGTGTTGTTGAGCAGAGCATCGCCCAGGTATCAGTCTGAGCATCTGGAGCTGCGCCGCCAGCAGTTGGAGCCACTGGAAAGACGTTGCCAGCAAATGATGCACCAGTCGCTGATATAAGTGTGAATGCGAGTGCAGTATTTGGAGATGAAGTGAATGCAGTCCACATCGCTTCAAAGAGTGATGAGGTTGCGCCCCAGTCTGCAAGAAGTGAGATGTTGAGAGTCCATTGATCATCGATGTGCTTGTAAGCCTTGCCATCGAGTGTCTGATATGTAGTGATCACTGGCGCATTGACCAGAGTGACCGCAGTTGTTTGCGCGTCATAATTCACTGAATTTAGGGTGAAGGTTATGTCGCGACCCGTGACGATAGTTGTTGGCATTTGTCTATCTCCTTAGATTGTCTGTTGTGTGTAGTAAGTGCTGACCGCGAGATCCGCCACTAGTAGGTTGGTCGCGCCGACCTGCTGGATTGTCGGACGTTGAACGTCTCCGACTTCATATCCTGCTGGCATCGCTGCGATGATGCTGATAATAAGTTGCTCAAGATTGTCCAGTGCTCCGGCCGTGTTGTTATATGCAACGGCCGCAGTGACCACGAAATTGATTTTCACGCGCACCGCAGACTTGCCGATTGTTGTCGTTTCTAAGTAAGGCGAATCGGGAACGATTACGCAAGCCGGCGGAATGACTGCTTCTGGCGGAGATGAATAAACGGAAGCAACGACGCCACCTAGAGCTGTTGCAAGAGTGCCGCGAACGTTGGTTGCAATTGTTGTTGGTGTAGGCATTAGATGGCCATCGTCGAAGTGTCAAGGTATGGCGAAAGTAATCCGACCACTCTGTTCATTAAGGATCGTCCCATGCGATAAGGCGATGGCGTGAAATCGACGCCTTCTATTTGGCCACCTGGAGCGACCACGGATTGGAAAATCTCCACACTCACAATCGTCACAGCTTGTTCGACTGCCGGAGTTGATGCGTAAAGTGTGGCGGCATTGGCTCCGGATAAGTAAGCAACGCCAGCTGGTATGACTTCGCGGAAAGAAATGTTTGCGTTTGTCTTAGCAGCTGTAAAGACATAAATCGCGCCAGAGTAAAGGTTGAACACTGGAATGAATGGAAACGTCTCCCAGTAATTTGATGTGACTGTGACTGTTCCGTTGAAAGTCGATGGAACGCAACCAGTGACCACAACTGTTTGACCCTCAACGAAAGTGTTGGGACGTTGCGTGACGTAATAGGCGACATTGTTTTGAAGATAAACGCCGGCGATTGCAGCTTGATTGGCAGTCAGCATCGGCAAAATTACTTGTTCGGCAGAATCAATGATTCCGTCAAGGTAAGCATCTGAATACAGGGACGACGAAACGCCCAAGACTGTTCGCAGTTGCGATGCAGTAATGATAGATGGCATTTCATCGTCCCTTCGTATTCGGCTGGCCTAGATACGGGAGCGCATCTAGGCCATGATTAGTTGGATCAGGTTAGGTTGAAACGACGGAGACCGCCGGCGAATGTCACACCTGCTGCGACATATCCGTAAAGTGCCAATTCAATTTCGCCCGATGTTGGAACATTGGCTGAAAGTGTTAGCGCAGGAGATTCAAAAATCTCGATTGAACGTGGCTCGATGATGAATGCTGAATCATCGATTGTTGTTGAAACCATGTTGGCATCGACATAGAGATCAAGGCCTAGCACGTTTCCGCGAAGTGATGTTGGAGTTGCAGTGCCACCGGCATTTTGTGCTACTGGCTGAGCGTTGTAAATTGGACGGCCAGTTGAATCAGTTGCACCCATCAAGAGTGACCACTGTGATGTTCCAGCAACGTATGCAGTTGCAGTGCGCTTTGTTGCGTTGTATGCAGCTGCTGCTTCTGTTGATACGAATGAAATGATGCCAGCTGATGTTGCAGCTGTTGTTGCAGCTTGTGTTCCACCAGCAACAATTTGAGCAATTACATATTCGTCAGTTGCTTGAGCATAGCCTTCGCGTAAATTCTGGAGCATAATTTCATAAAAGCTTGGATCTGACCTGTCAAGGAGCTCAACGCTGTAGCGTTGGAAACCCATTTTTTTAATTACAGTTGCGTTCACATAGGCTGAGGTAATTTGGGTAGTTCCAGTTGGATCTCCACCTTCTGCCACTGTTGCCACTGTTGAGTTAGCAGTGATCTTAGGAATTGACACTGTCATTCCGTATGAATTAAGTGGACGTGAGCCACCGCATGCGTCGATTGTTGGACGAACCATTGTTGTATTAGTTGCAACGTCGCGAATGTATGAAACTGGTGAGAACGCTGGATTTGTTGTGAATGAATCATCGGCAGCCATTACGTACTGACGAGAATCTTCGTTGCCTAGCTTCGCCTTAATTGTGTGCTCAAGGTATGCCCCTGGAGTTGCAATTGGTGAACGTGGCTTGGTGAAGTACAACGGACGAGTTGCATCTGTTGCTGTTACGACTTTGGAAGCTTCAACCGCTTCGGCTGCTGCTTCGGGAACGGCTGGAGTTGATTCCACTTCGTTTTCTCCTTCGATTGTTGGTGTGTTTGTTTCTGACTCTTCGGCTTGTGGCTCTGATTCAGAATCTTCTGTTTCACTAGCTGCGACGGCAACTTTTGCGCTGGCAATTGCTGGATCTGTTACCAGCGAGACTTCCTTAAGCGCGCTTGCGCTAATAACTAAGACGCCATCGACGTTTTTATACTTTTCAGCTAGTACGCCGACACTAAAGCCGTCGCGTAATCCGGAAGATGCCTCGACCAGACTGTCGTTGCCTGCGGTCGTATTTCCGATAGCGAAAGTCGCATCGATTCCATCATCGGTGACTTTGTAACTCTTCAAGAATCCGATTGGCGCTTCACGGCGATGTTCAAGTAATAATTTAGTTGAATCGCCAAAAGTAATTGATCCTGGCTTGAATGATGTCGCTCCGGCTGATGTAGATCCAGTTTCATTCCAGGTGACGATACGTCCAGAGATTTCTCGCTTTGGAAAGTCCGTTGCCGTGACTTTGATTGAAAAGTCCAGATTCATCGGAGTTGGCTTTGTTTCTTTCATGAGATCATGTCCTCTTCTCTTCGGATTTCGTCTGTTGTGATTGCACCTATGTCATAAAGCATTTTGTAAACTTCTGCGCGTTCTTTTGCAGATCCACGCAAATAATCATCAAGGTCGAATTTAACTTCTTGCGATGCCGGAACGAAATCATTTGGCATTCCAGTCATTGAAAGACGCTCTTCAATGCTGGTCATTACATTTCTCAGCGAGAAATCGACAAGAGATTGACGTGATAGAGCTGCGTTGGAGTAAGTCATACTGGAGCCAGTTTCAGCATCGACGTAGTAAGCCGGAATGCCACACGCACGAGCTAATTCAGTTGCCACGTAGGATCTAGCTTGATTAAGCTGCAATTTCTCTGGGTCAAATCCTAAAGCTTGCAATTCAACGTCAGCGTTTAAGAATGCAGTTGAACGATTGCGTCGAGCACTGCCCCACGATTCAAGAAGTTTCGCAATGCGATCTGCTGGAAGTGCAGTGCCATTAGATTTCAAGACCATCGTTGGAACTGGCTCGCGTGCATACATAACCGCTGCACGTTCCAATTCTGCACCGGCTTTGATTGTGCGACCAGCACGATTCAAAATTCCTTCATCGTTTCCGTAAAACACTGCAAGAGCACCGACGCCAGAATCTGGAACTGGAATGTTGTCCACTGTGTAATACTCAATCTCTGTTCCACGTGCGTTTGTGATAATTCCAACGCGAGTTGGCGAGATTCTTTCAGCTGCTCTGATGCGATACGTGTCTGCATAAATTTCAGTAATGCGAAGATACCCATACC